GTGGCAGAGATCAATAACAGCGGCGCGGATTTTCTCTGTGTTGCCCTGGGATCTCCAAAGCAGGAAGAATTCCTCTATCGGCATTGCCTGGCACTGACCAACGATCCCGAGTCGGCGACCGGCATTCTCCTTGCCGCCAAGGCCGATGAACAGTGATCCCCCTTCTGCTGCGATCAACATCGACGTGCGCAACGGTCAAGCCGGTTTGTGCGCCGTGTAAGGCGGCGCGATATTTGGCGCGGTTTAGCGAGATATTTAACGACTTCGGAGGTTGAGTAACGTGCAAGTTAATTGCGCAGAAACTCCGGAAATTTCCGCCGCACAAACTCGGACTCGAACGACGTCCGACAGTGCTCCGGATCGAACCAAAACACCGCATCAATCAGGGGCACGATGCGCCACTTCTCCCGATAGGCCCGGCTGCTGATCGTCTCGTCCGGGTCGCCACGCAGCAGAGTGTTGGCGAGTTGATCTACAGCGATCAGCAGGTTCTTCAACCAGTCGAGGGGCTTCACGGGAGAACAAGTTCCGGCAATTCAGCGAGCAACTCATCATTGCTGGGTACCGCTCGTGTCCCGGCCAATACATCCGTCATGATTCTGTAGCACGTCTGCCAACACGACGCCCGCCAGACCAGATAAGCCACCGACTCCGCTTGGAAAGGGTTAGGCGCTCCGGCGTAGGAACTAGCCGACACTATATTGTCGTAATTACGCTCTCGGGCTTTATGGTCTAGCCAAGCCGTAACAACGGAATCCAGCGCGGTTTGCGCCCCTTTGAGTTGTCCGGCCGCCATGTCCGCACGCTCGTCGTCAGAGAACGGGCGGAATGTCGCTGTCGACAGAATTATGCGGCGGTCAGGGTCTGCCCGCTACTCAATACCTAGCGGAGTGTAGCCATCCGGGGTAGCCTCCTGAACGTGAACCACAGGCCACCACGCAAAGCCGTGCAGACCCAGTGCGGTATCCACCCACGACAGATCAGACAAGGACTCATCGTCCAGCCCCTGTAACGCATACGGGACACCCACCTCGGAGACCTCATGAGTTGCCAGAGTTACGCGTAGCAACATGGTTATATCTCCCGATAAAGCTGCATGCCGTACATGGGTTCCCCGCTCCAAAAATACGTCTCAGCCAGCCAGTAACCGTTACCCAGTGGCATCGCCGCAGAAATAGACTGCGACGTAGGAAACAGATCCGTTGTGTTGTCGGCGCAAAAATCACTGGTCACCAAGTAGTCGTCGAGCACGCAGGACGTAAACCCGGTTATAGACGGGAGCGTTCGGTACTGCAACACCTGTCGGAAATACTCATGCGGGACTCGTGCGGTGACATCTTCGGCGGTACTGAGCGATGTTGAGCGGAAAACTGCTGACATTTGACGACCCGGAGTACCGGACGGTGCCACCATTCCTTTAGATAAAAAATAAAGGCCCAACTGTGGGTTGTACCGACGGTATCGTAGGTCGCTAACCCCGTTCCCATCCAGCTCAAATTGAGTGGGCAGCCTATTCTTCCCCAGCCCGGCGAGCGGGATCGGCGATCCGTCGCTGTTGATCGGGCACAGATAACTAAAGTTATGGACTGTGAGGGGGCCGCCGGAGTTCCACACGCCGAGCATGATTGATCCTGGCCCCGCGAAGGAGAACAACTCACGCGTCGTCGTCGTCGGGTCAAACAGAGCCGACGTGCCTGTTGAGCACAGTACCAACGTCGTTTTGCTGAAATCTTTTTTGACCGCCCAATACGACAGGGATTTGATGTACGTGGGCGTCGTCCCGATAGGACCCACATCGTAAAAAACGTAGTGTTCCCAATCGCCTATCGGGTACACATCCAATCGGCGAGAGCTTGGATTTCCCGGTGTCACCGTTGGATAATAAACGACGCGGGCTTGTACCAGTGTGCCGTTGATGTCGAACTCAAATCGCACAATGGCAACCTGCCCGCTGATGGTCGCACCCGTGACAATCGCAATGCGTCCATCGTCTTGCAGCCAGTAATTTTTTATAGAATGAGGGTAGCCTGACCTGAAGATGTCGGTATTATCAACGGCGGTAAAGAACTCCCCGCCTACGCACACCCCCGTATTCGGCAGTGTGAATAACAGGGTTTCCGTGACCATCATTGTGGCTGGGTTGACGCTGGCTACGTAAAAGCTGTTAGATGACGGACTGTTATAAAAAATAGAACCGTTCGGCAGGCTGATCGCTTCAGTACCTGGGCCTCTCGTTGTTGCACAAGAGGTAGCCGAGGCCCCCAGCAAAACAGCTCCACTGCCCCCGTAGGAAAAGGCGCGCATAGAGAATTCACCGGCGAAGTTATTGGTAACGAGACCTACCCCCGGCAATGTGGCTATCGGAAAAGCCGCAAAATTGCGGCCTGTGGTTCCTGGCGATAGACGAGCATTCCCCAGGGGGTTTAGAAACTTCTGGTTACGCGAAGGCAGGTACGACGCTACCGTTGAGATAACGTCCACTTTTTTACGCTGAGGGAGTCCTGGCAAGCCGCGACCCACTACGGGCGCGAGCTGTCCTGCATAGGGATAAGTCACAGTACCCTCTCCTTTAGAAATTCACGAACTGGGCCGTTGCGGTAATACCGCTCGATTGCGCGACGGCGATACCGAAGTGCAGCTCATCTCCGGCCTGCAGCCGCATAGGGGATGTTTCGCTGGCAATAGAGAACGGATACTCGGCAATTGCGGTAGAGGTGGACAAGGTCTGTGCGGCAATGGACACCGACCCGACAATGCTGCGCTTCCCGGCCGGATCTAAGGATTTGCGTAAAAATAGCGCCCCCATGGTCGCCGTATTGGTGGCGCGAGTGATGGCGCGCACGCTGGTGACTAAAGCCCCGTCCCCCCCGGCTGTCAGCAAAATAACCGTGTTACCGGGGGTATCGTCAGACAGGCTGGTGACGCCACTTAAGCTAAAGGGTACTGCAGCAACGCAATTGGCGGTCTTTGGGGTTTGCGCGAAAGGGGCTGTATAAGTAAAAGGCATGATGTACTCCTAGAAAGAAAGGGCGGCCGAATGGAACTCGGCACGAGTGAAACCTTGGGCCACCAGCGTGGCGCTGGCGGCAGCGTTAGCGGCGGCCAGCGCGACTTCGGCCGCTGCCACCTTGGCGTCTACCGCCGCGTTAACGAGAACACCTTTGGCGTCGAGTTCATCGCCCAAGGTTTCGGCGTACAGACGCAGGTCAATGGCGCTGACCTGGCCGGCAATCGCTTCGATGCCTTTCGCCAACAGGGTGATTTCTTCCGCTGTCGCCGTCGGCGCGATGGTGTTGATACGGGTTTGCAGTGCGTTGATTTGCGTCTGCAAGGAGGTTGAAATAGCCATGATTAGTAAATCCCGAGGTTAAGAAGCTGGTTGAGGTAGAGCGCATGGATCTTTTTTTCCAACGCCGGCAGGGAGCCGCCTAACTCCGGCGAGGACAGGTCAGCGAGGGTGAGCTTTTCGTCGAGCGCCGCTTGCAATCCCATAACATCCGACACACCGAGGGAATGGCCGTGCGTGCTGGGGGGAAACGTGGCGGGAACGCCGGTTAATCCCGACCACGGCGCTGCATCGGCCTGCGCGGCGGACTGGACTTTCCCGTCGTGGTTCGGGTCATACACCGCCCGCAGCATGTCGCCGACCGCACCACCGCCCTCGGCAATGACAGGATCGACCCACGCCATGTCCTGATCGGCATTGCTGGCCTTGGCGAGCACTTGACCGACCGTGCCGCCAGGGATGACGCCCGGCCCTTGAAGACCTTGGATGCCCTGAGCGCCCGACGCCCCTTGCGCACCGACGGCTCCCGAGAGGGCTATTTTCCAGGCAGACGACGAGCCGCTACCGGCAAACGCCGTGACATTGATGACCAGTGAGTTGCCCGCATAACTGCTGACTGATCCGGCCAGCCAAGCCCCTGAGTGATCGGTGCTGATCACTAACACCCATTGACCGGTCGAAAATTGCTTGTTGTCCTGCGTGGCAAATGTTTTGCTGCCCGTTCCTAATGTTTGCAGACTGCTGCTCGTGCTGGCTAGCGCAGTCGCCGCCGCCAAAGCGGTCGCGGCGCTGGCGGCGGCTTCGGCGGCTTTGGTCGTCGTCGTGCTGGCGCTGGCGGCGGCTTCGGCGGCTTTGGTCGTCGTCGTGCTGGCGCTGGCGGCGGCTTCAGCCGCTTTGGTCGTCGCCGTCGTGGCGCTAGCGACCGCCAAATCCGCGCTAGCAACGGCGGTATTTTTACTCGCCAGCGCTTCAACGGCTTTGGCGGTCGCTGTGGCGGCGGCAGTGGAGGCTTCCGACGCCTTCGTCGTCGCTACCCCGGCTTTGGCCGTCGCTGTTGCAGCGGCCTCGACGGCCATCCCCTGCTTAACATTAACATCGGATTGCAGCGCATTCGCTTGCGCCGCAAAAACACTCAGCTCCGGAACAAGCACGTTTTTCCGGTAAGCCAGCTCTGCGTCAACACGGGCGTTAAACACGCTCCCATCATCGCTGCGCAGCGGCGCCGGCGGCGGAGAGGTGATGACTTGAGTAATCGCCATTAGATCAATCCTTTTATAGTCAGCGAACAGAGGTGTGTAGCAAATCCCTCGATTTCCAGATTAAACGACTCAAAAAAGCCGACGATAATCGTCGACGCGTAGCGCTCGGAGCCTACCCAGACCAGCGTTTGAGTGCGGACGGTCGGCAGGAACTTAGCGAGGGCATCGAATTTTTCGCGCGCAACGCGCAGCACAAATTTCCCCTCGCGGGAATAATCCCGCTCGACGACCTCGACATTGCCCCACAGATCGGGCAATTTTTCGCTGTAATCGTCGATAGCAAGCTGCATCCCCCACGTCGACTCGCCCAAAAATTTCTCCATCCCCAGCACCAACCAGCCACAGCGCACCGTATTGCCGGGGTCACTCAGCGTGATCGTGATCGTCGCCGAGAGGTACGGCGGCAGATCGAATAGCGTCAAGTCGCCGATCTTTTCCGCAGGCTCAAAAAACCAGGAATACCAGTCATTGACGCCTGAGTGATCAATGAGCGCCAACGTCTTCTCGTACACCACACCCTCCACGGCATCGGTCATCGTGATATGGAGGACGGAGGCCGAGATATTGATCAAGGCCAGGGCATTGATGCGGCCCGTCGTCGCCAGCGTCACCGACAGTTGATCGGCGCAGATCGTTTGCGACGTGACGGAGGCGTCAAACATCTTCCACCGGTTGGTCCGCCCCACTTTCGACCACCAAAGCGCGCTGCTTAACAATGCCGGATCGTGCCCAACATTGCCGTCCTGCAACGACTCATAGACCACATGCGTGTCCGGTGTATCGATCATGACCCGTATGCCCCGTGCGTAGCTCGACCCGGTGGCATACACCACAATCCCCTCGTCCCCGGCATTGCTGCTCAATAGCGATGCGTCGGAGATCGGCATGGGACGAATGATTTTCATACAGCGGCCCGCGCGGCCTTCGGGCCAATGTTCTCCCAGCGCTTCAGCAGCCGAGCTTGCTCCGATGTATTAAGCGCCGTCGCCGTGAGCGGCCCGATCAGCGCACCGATCAATGCGCGCAACTCGCGAATTTCGGCGACCAGCGCCTCGTTGTTGCTTTGTGGGTTTTGTAGACGGCTAAAAAGATCTTTTGTTTGGCTATGACTGTAGATGCGCGAGGGGCCTGTGGCTTCCACCTCTGGACCGTCTTCCCCTACTAGGCGCAGTCCGCCGATGTGGTAGCCACCGGATGCAAACGCGGGGAGTCCGGTGACCGGATCGGTATGCCAGTTAAACGACGCCGTAGGCAATGACGGATTGGCTACTGAGGCCCACATCGCTGCCGCATTCGCGGCGTTAGCAGCGGCTCTATCGGCAAGGGACTCTCCAGGCGGGATAATTTTGTAATCAATTGGGTTTTCGTTTGTTATTGCGCTCAAAATCCCAGAAAGCAGCGTCGTTTGTGCTTTTGCCTCGTTCAGCGCGGAATTTGCGGTAATTTCGGCAGACACGGCGAGCTGATACTCCGCAATCGCCTGCTGCAGCGTTGTTTTCCCCGTGTCATCGAGCTGGATGAGCGCGCCGACTTGCGCCTTCAACTGATCGAGACTTCCTTGCGCGGTCCAGGCCGCCGACTGCGCGAGCTTATAGCCGGCCAGCGCCGACTCGAAGGCGTTCGCTTCGGTCTGGTTCAAATCGATCAGGCCGGTCACCTGCAGTTTTAGCGCCGCTAACTGCTGCGTCGACACATCGCCCTGCGCCGCCGCCGAGCCTTCCAGCGCCTGCAGGTCGATTTGGGTTTTTGCGACGGCACGGGCGTAGTCCAGTCGCGACGCGGACTGATCCTTTGCCAGTTTCAAATAGTCGGTGGCCGCCCCTTGAATCTTCCCGGCCGCCGCCACATCGCCGCCGCGTGCCTGAGCGATCGCGTCCTGCATCGCGGCGTAGGAAGCTGCCGCGCGCTCGGCGGGGTTGAGCGCGCTTTGCTCGCCGGTCGCGAGAGCTGCGCGGAATTCACGGATCGACGCCACAAAGTCGGAAAACCTCTCTGCCGTGCTGGTGATCTCGGCTACGCGGGCCTCGTACGCCGAGCGAAGCGTGCTTTCCGCCGTTTTAGCCGCCTCAACGGTCTGCTGGTAGCCCTCGGCCAACCCTTGATAAACGCTGCGCAGATTCGATTCCGCCGTTTGCCGAGCGGCTTTTGCCGCGTCGGCTTCCGCCTGGGCCAAGGTCTGCAAAGACTCCGCCCGAATCCGTTCGATTTTGTTCAGTTCGGACTGCCCTAACTTCAGCGTTTTCGCTGTAGCGATGCTATCTTGATACGTTTGCTCAACGGCGCGCACTTGTTGGGCGTAGTCCGACAAGCCATAAGAGGCGATGGATTCGTCCAGACCTGCCGTAAAATCATTGCGTAATTTAGCCACCTGCGCGGTGTAGAGTTGCGTCGCTTCCTCAATGCCTCGACCTAGCGCGGCCGCTGAAACCTTATTCGCCTCGAGGGCAGCGGCCAAGTCGAGCATCTGCTTTTCGCTGGCGCTCATGCCCAGCGCGGCGAGGCTGCTCTTGAGTCCGTCGACAAAATCATCGCCCAGCTTTTGCGCTTGCGCCGCGTTGTAGCCCGTCGCGGCGGCCGTCGCCACTGAAATCTGCTCCGCTGTCCACCCCAAAGCGGCGCCCAGTTCCTTGACGCTCTGGGTAATGAGCGTTGAGCCTTTCTCTAAGTCATAAAGTTGCTTTTGCAGGGGCGTCAGCCCCATGCTTTCCACACCGTCCGACGAGGTTTTCAGCAGCGCATCCATCAAGGCTTGTTTCTGCAACTGCGCGAGTCGGGCAATCTCCGCTTCCTGTGCCTTCGCGGTGGCGTCATACGTCGTCACGCCGGCGACGGTGACGCTATGGCCGGCAGCGGTCGCCAGTTCGTGCGCTTTCTTGATATTGTCGTCGTAGGTTTTTCCGATAGCGTCGATCTGCTTCTGCGTGTCCGATTTCCCGAAATCGGCAATGGAGTCGGCAATGCCTTTCATAAAGTCGCCCATCGCTGTGGCAGCGGCGGTGGCAGCGGCTAAGTCTTCCAGCACGAAAATCTGTTTCTGAATGGCTTGATCGGCGGCGGCGAGCGATTGCAATTCATCGGCGCGGCGAAGGTTCAAGGCTTCTTGAGCCTTGATCGAGTCGCGGACGCTCTGCAGTTCCAGCAAGCGGATTTGCAGGCCGTGGGTTGGGAGTGCGGTTTCGGTAGCGGTGTTGGTAGCGGTGTTGGTAGAGGAGGATTGATTCGCACTGTTCAGCGAATTCAAAGTTCCAAGGTAATCCTTTGTAAGATTGGCGTAGTCCGTATAGGCGGTAGAAAATCCCGCTGAATTCGGATTGTTCATCCCTTGAATAACGGCCTGGTTATTCCGCAGGAAATCCCCACTCACCGCGTCCCAGCCTTGCTCCTTGCGCCAGTCATTGACCTTTGCCAAGGCGCTATCGACCCCCAATTGGGCGATTTGGGCGTCTGTTCCGCCCTTGAGCTTTAGAGCCTCTTGGGCTAAGGACAGGTTAGCGTCTCTGGCCGCGTTCGACACGGAAACGGAGAAGTCCTGCAGCGCTTGAGCGGCGGCTTGTGCCGCCAGAACCTGCTTTTGCTGTGCAGGCAGCATGGCGTCGAAGGCCGCTTGCGTGATGCTTAGGGTGTCTTTTAGGGCAACACTGCCATCATTTACCGCGCTGTAATCCCCCAAGCGAAGGCCAGTATTCAACTCTGCCATCGCCTTGACGGATGCGGCCTGCAGCACCGACCCCTGATTCGTGCCCCCGCGCAGCTTGGCCTGGCCTTCGGCAAAATCGGCCGAGGCTTGGCCGGCGGCGAGGCCCAAATCTTCAATGGATTTTGTCAGCGTAGCGAAGGCGGGGAAGACGGACATCAAGGTTGCGAAGGTCTGGTCTCCTTCCACCGTGCCGCGCTTCAGTGCCTCTACGATGCCTCGGAAACCCTCAATCGAGGTGGGCACCGCCACGCTCAAGCCGTCGAATACACGGGTCACGTCTTTGCTGGCATTCGCCAGCTTTTCAGCCGGGGTATAAGCGCCCTCGTAATAGGCGTTCATATTGGCTTGCAGTTGCGGCAGCATCTTCATGGCTTCCGTCACCGTGCCGCCAATCGCTTCCAAGAAGGCCGTACTCAGGGACTTGGCCCCCATGCCCATCTTGTCAAACAGATCAGAAACGCCGTCCAGCGTTTTTAACTGCTCGCCGGCTTTCGCCATTTCCTCGACGGTCAATTTCGACACATCCAACGTGCGAATGTAGTCGATCATGGCCCCACTGATCGTCGGGTACTGCGCTGCGATGCTGCTGTTTTCCGCTGCAGCGTTGGACTGGGCCTGCGTCAAGCGAGTCTGTGCGGCGGCGAGTTGTTCTGCGCTTTGCGTTCCGGCTTTGTAACCTGCTTCTACAGCGGAGAAGTTAGACTGAGCGGCAGAAACGGCGGTTTTGTTCTCAACGGATTTCGGTGCGCTCGTCCAGAGGGCATTCAGATCAACACTGGCGACGCCTTCCTTGAAGATTTTCGGGAACAAGGCGGCCAGCGGGTTGTTCGTCCCGGTCAGCGATTCAGAAAGATTGATGAGCACCGCCGCGCCGTTAATTCGCGCCAGCGCATCCTGCATTTTCTCGCCGTCTGCCGTGGCGAGGTTGATGCCCGAGATGATGTTCTTGAAGATCGGGTCAATGTCGCTGGCAGCTTGGACATAGGCCAAGCTCAGGCGGGACATTTCAGTGACGATGTTGTCCGCCGTCTTGCCACGCTCGCCGTCGCTGACGGAATCGAGCACCACTTTGCGGGTTCCATCTTCCAGAACCTGCGTTAAGCCAGTAATGAAATTGTCAGGGGCTTTGCCGAGAGCATCGACGGTGACCCGCGAAGCGGCGATCAACTGCCCCTCCAACGTGCCACCCAAGCTCTTGACCAGTTCTTGCGCGCCGCTGACGGCAGGGGCGAGGACTTTGGTGTAATACTCCGAATCGCGGGCGTTGCCGGCGCTGTTCTCCTGCCATTGCAAATGGTTGGACATCACCATCAGTTCTGAAGCGGTGTCCGGCGTCCAGTCCCAAGGAGCATCTGCCGGTGCAGGAGTGGTTTTGTAAGGCTCCGATCCTGCAATGGCATAGGTGTTCAAGCTGCCTTTGCTGACCAGATTCGTCGCGTAGTTTGTGCCGGCGATGCCATTGTTGCTTATCGCAGTGCTGTCGAACTTTGTCCCACCGCCTTGGCTTTCCAGCCAGTCGATAGCGAAGTAAGCGGCGGCGAGCCAACCGACAGCCATCAGCCCAGCGGACGCGCCAGAGGCGGCCCCTGCGCCGCTGACTCCTGTAGAGGAGGACGTAACAAGCGTTCCCGCCTTAAGCCCCAACCCCGCTTCAAAGCTAGTGGTCAGCGCCGCCGCGCTGGCTTCAACGGCCGCCCCTGTAGAGGCCAGCGACCCGTTTGCCATTAGGTAGCCCGCCTCGATGGAGTTCGCTATCCCCGTCATCCCTGCTTGGCTATACGCTTGAGCGGCAGCTACCGCTTCCGTACCGGTTAAACCCGCTCCCGCCATCGCCGCCTGGCCGTAGCCATAGACCGTACTCGCTGTAGAGTACAAGCTGTACGCATCTTTTGCCGCACCGATGCCGCCTATGACGCTGCCTACTGTCCCACCTCCTACGGCACTGCCGCCGCCTAGCCCAAACGACCCGGTGACGCCGCTCACGATCCCCTGCACGGCCAGCTTCAGCACCGTGGTTTTGAATAGATTTTTCAGCGAGTCAAGGAAGGTCTTACCGAAATCTTTGCCCGATTCGAAGCTGCGGAACAGGCTGTCGGTCAGCCCGCGTTCCAGGTCGTCGGAAATCTTCTTCCAGGTGGGTGAAATTTCATTCGTTATTTTTTGCAGGGCGCGACCGGTCTCGCTGACCGTCTTCTCGTTAATCGGGCTATCGATCTTGACCGACTTCATCACGTCGCGCAGGGATTCCAACTCGGGAATCATCTTGTCGTGGAGTGCTTTGACTTGCTCGTCGCCAGCCAGGCCGGCGAACAGGCCGCCGTCTTTCGCCGCTTCTTGGCGTACCGCTTCGACTTGCTGCTGCATATCGGCAAACAGCGCGTCGAATTTTGTTTTCGCCTCGTCGAAGACGGCTTGCCCGACAATCCCTTCCACTGCGCTCTGTGCGGCCTGCAGATAGGCGGTGTGGCCATCGACGGCCGCTTGCGTGATTTTGTCACCGTAGGTTTTGGCAAACTCGGTCAATTTAGCTTGTACCGGATCGAGTGCCTTGCCGGCAACGTGGGCGATTTCGTCGAGATTCTTTTGCGCTTCGCGCGCCGCCTTGGCGGTGGCGGTCGCCATCAATTCGGGGACGTGCGTTAAGGCTTGTTCCAGTTGGGCGATATCGCCTTCGATCTTGATCTTGACGTGGTTGTCTTTTTCGGCAGAAAGCTGGGTCTTCAACGCCGTTATTTGCGCTTCAATGTCGGCCGTTTTTAACGCGCCTTCGATCACAATAAAATCGGACGTCGATAGCAAAAATTGGTCTTTTGCGCTTTTAATGTTTTCCAGCGCGATCTTGACCGATTCCTTGTACCCTTCGTAGATCGCGTCGGCTCGTGCCTTGATGGTGGCCGAGGCTTCTTTGGTGGCGGCGCTGGCCGGTGTTTTAGCGAGGTCGGCGAGCTTGGCTTTCAAGGTCGATAGGGTGGCAAGGTGCTCCCCATTGGTGCGGTCGAAAACGCCGCCAGTAATCTTAATGGCCTCAGCAAATTGGTTTTGGGCCTTAACCTGGTCCTGCGCGATTTTTTCCGCGCCGGTCGCGTTTTCTTCACGGAATTTTTTGAGTGAATTAATACCGACTTCGTTGGTTTTCGCGCGCAGATCACTGATTTCCTGCAGGGCTTTTTTTTCTCTTTCCCGCAGCTCGGCTAAGTATTCTTTGGCTTGATTTCCGGCGACGGTGGGCCTTTCGGCTTCGCCTTTTGCGTTCAACTGGTCGATTTGTTTATTCAGGTCGGTGATCTTTCCGCCTACCTTTATCACTTCGTCGTTTGCTGACTTCAGCGCCGAATCGTAGGATTTTCGAGTGATGTCGCCGATACGTCCATTCATCTCGGCGAGCTTGCTGATGACACTATCTATATTTTCTTTTGCTGAACGCGCAGCCTCTCGGGTCGCTTCATCGGTTTTGTTACCCCAGACGGACCAAGCCGTCGCGCCCAGAATCAACGCCGTCGTCACGATGCCAATCGGGCCACCGAGTGCGCCGATCGCCATCGCGGCTTTCCCGGTTGCGGCCGCAGCGGTTTGGGTGGCGGCCAGGCGTTGAGTCGCCACCGTCAAGGCGGCCGTGGCGGTGGTGCTGCCGGCCATCGAGCGCGCGACCGCCATTTGTGCGTTGGCCGTCGCATAGGCGGCTTCTGCTGCGGCCAATTCGGTACGAGCGAGGTTTTGTAGCGATGCCTGATTTGCGATGGCTCCCGTGGCCGATGCGGCCATCCCCGACACCACTTTTCCCGTCAGTACAGCCCCCAATGCGCCGCCGGCGGTCACGAGAATGCCCATATTTCCGGCGAGGCTATCTACCCCCTTCGCCAGTGTTCCGAACGCGCCTGAGCTTTTCTCAAGGCTTCCAACCGTATCAGTGAACGACGTTTTTAAATTGGTGAGCGCGCGCCCGATGGTGACTGGCAATTGGCCGAATTCGTCGGCTACTTTTCCGGCTTGCCCGGAAAGCGCTTTAACGATTTCGTCGCTTGTTATTTTCCCTTGCTCGGCCAGTTCGCGCAGCTTTCCAACTGGCACGTTGAGGCCATCGGCCATCACCCGCGCCAGTCGAGGCGCTTGCTCCAGCACGCTGTTAAGCTCTTCTCCGCGTAACGTCCCGGACGACAACGCTTGCCCAAACTGCACTAGCGCGGCTTGCGATGACGCGGCCGACCCGCCGGAGAGCGCCATAGCCTGTGCGACTGTCGTGGTGGCGGCGGCTACGTCTTTTTGTGACAGCCCCAGCGTGAACGCGTTGTCCGAAATTCGCTTGTAGACGTTCCCCACTTCGCCGAGCGCTTGGCCGCTCTGCAAGGCGATTTTAACCACGTCGCCGTAAGCGGCTGCTCCAGCCTGGGCGCTACCCGTAGAAATTTTTAACTGCGCATTGATCGATGCCCAGGCGTCGGCGGCTTGCAGGACTTCGCGCGCGGAAAGGGCGGCGGCGAGGGTCTGCCCAAAACCGGCCAGCGAGGCCCGCGCCGAATCGGTCGAGCCGCTGACCCGCGCCATGTTTTCCTGCAGGCGCCGAAGTTCGGCGCTCGCTTGCGACGCGTCGGCAGAGATACGGATGTTCAGGCCCGAAGTCATGAAGGCGTCTCGTCAGAAAAGGGAACGGGGTGCGGGGGAGGGGGCGATTAAGCGCCAATGTACGCGCGCGCAGCGGCGCGACGCAGGGGGAAAGGCTTCAGGAGGATAGGTCGGGGAAGGGCGGAAGGCCGCCCCCCTCGGGGCGCGACCCCAGAGAGCGCGGAGGGAAAAACGCTACCCCTCCCGCTCGTTGAGCAAGGGCAGCGCGATGCGCTCCATTTCCTGCAGGTGCTCGAAGACGGTGCGCCGTTCGCGTTTTTTAACGCCTAGCAGCCGCAGGGCGGCGTGCACCGAGGGGAGGTCGATCCCCGTAGTGACGACGCCGCCCATCGGCAGCGCCAGCAGTCGCCAGTTGTTCTCGACCGCACACCAGACATCCCACGTTGCATGGTTTTCCGGCCAGACCTCCAGAGTGGGAATGGTCGGAGGGGCGTTTTCAGGCCGCGCTGAAGCCTCATAGACCCCCAGCGCGGCGAGGTCGGCTAGATAGTCGGCGCCGGGGTCAGCCGCTCCCCAGCCGGTGTGACCTCGACCGCAGCGGGCGTTAGCCCAGGCGCGAGCGAGGTCGGCGCGTTTTTTGCGGGGGCGACGCCAAAGCGCAGTTGACCCAGCGCCGTGTGCAGCGCGGTGGAGAGGGAAACGCCCTCCGGGCCGGTCACCAACTGGCGCAGCTCCGCTTCGGTGAACGGCACCGGCTGGCCGGCGTCGTCGGTGACCTCCGGCCCCCAGCCGGCGATCAGCGCGGCAAAGGTGTCGGCGTTGCGGCGCAGCGTCACGGCAATCGATGGGCCGTTGGCCGTGTCGTCCGGGTGCACCTCCTGGGCGAGGGACTCCAGGCCGAGCAGACGGGCTTCGGTGAACGGCAAGAAGGTGGCGACGAAGGTCGATTCAACTTCGGCCACCTGGCCGGACTCGTCGCAGACCAGTTGCTTGACGACGACGGGCCACCGACGGTGGGCGACTTTGCGGATCTTGAACATGGGATCTCCTTTAGGAAACGGTAATCGTAATTTCGTCGTTACCCGCCACCGGGCGGGGTTCGAGGGTGAGTTTGTAGGCGGCCAGGCCGTCGATCTGGTCTTCGCTGACGTTGATAATGACGCCCTTCAGCGTCGAGGTAATCCGGGCGCCCGCCGCCGTGCCGTGGGTATTGGTGAGGATGACTGGGGTGGCGTCGGAGGCCAGCGTGTAGGGGTTGAACACCGCGAGGGCCGGCGCCAGTACCGTCACGTCACAGGTGGGCGCGCGGTCGACGATCTCGGCTTCGTGTTGGGGGCCGGGGAGATCCGTGCGGCTGACTTTGTTGCCGGTGGCGAACGCCAGCGTGGAGAACGGCAGGCTAACGCCGCCCAGGGTGACAGCGCCGGTGTTCACGGCATTAACCGCCTGCTCGGTTTGCCAACCGGTTTTGGTCAACGTCGGCATCGCGCCGTCGACCGGCTGCGTATACAACGAGGTCAGCTCAAACGAGAGGAGCGGAATCCCCTTGGCGTCGATCTTGAATTTAGACTCGCCACGGCAGCCGAGCAGCGTGTAGTTAATACCGTCAATGCTGAGGCCGGCCGTCAGGCTGTCAAAGGCCGTCGAAATCAGCGTGTAGGTAGCCGACGTGTCCGCGACGATTGTCTCGGCATAGCCGCAGCCTAACAGGAGGGGACCCCACTTCGGCGCGGTGCCGGCCATGCCGGATCCCGCCAGCGCTACATCGAAGGACAGCTTGCTCCAGGTGCCGGCGATGATCTTGCCGCCGTTGCCCATCGTGCTCTGTTCGATGTTGCGCTCGACGGTTTCCACGTCGAAGGCGGTAAAGCTGATATTGCGCGCCTCAACGTAGTTCGCGGCGCCGGTCGCCATCGCATTGACGCCGTAGATTTCTTCCTTTTTGAGGAGGAGCGCTTTGTTCTTGAATTTGCGGGTCATGCTCAATAGATTAGCCATGCTTTTTCTCCTTCAGGGGGTGGGCCGTGGCCAGCGCTTCGGCGGGCACGTCCAGAGGGGTTTCGGGGGTGCTCATATCAAACTCCTGTCAAAAAATGCGGTGATGTAGCTGTCCTGCCACCACATATGGCCGTCGCGAAAGGCGAGCAAGTGGCTGCTGGCGCGCTCCAGCGGATCGGCGTCGTCTATCGGCGGCCAGCCGAGCAACACGGCCTTGACGGCCGCGCGCAGGACGTCCATATCGGCTTGGGCGGCAAGGCCTTGGGCGTCGGCGACGTTGCGCACGACGAGCACGACGCCGATGACTAGGGCGACACGCTGCGCGACATCGGACGCCAGGGCGCTGGGGGTGGCTTCTTCGCTTAACGACAGGATGTAAGCGGCGGGCGTGGCGGGCGGGTTGCTTTCGGCGGCCACCTGAAAATCGGCCGCGCGGCCCACCATGACCAACGACGGCACCTGTGACTTTAGGCGGGTGACGATTTCGGCCAGCATCAGTAGCCGCTCAGTGAAGCGGTGTCGAACTGACGGGCCGCCGTGCGCGTGACGGGCCTGGCCGATACCGCCGTGACCGCCGCACGGGCCACCTGCGGCAGCAGGACGCGGCCAGCGGCCACGTCCTTCAGCCAGGCGAGGGCGTCTTCGTAATCCTGGCGCGCACGCTCGTCGACGGCAATGCCGAGCAGGCCGTAGCGCGCCAACTGGCAGGCGACGCGCACCAGGTTATCCGGAGCGGGCGAGAGCGGTACGGCGTAGCGACCGGCGGCGTAGCCGTCAATCACCGCATCGGCGTCGGAGAGCGCCTGCGCCACGGCGCCGGACGGCAGCGCCGATTCGCGCTGTGCGATTTCAAGCGCGCCGAAGCGGGCTTCCATGTCGGCACGGGTGGCGTAGGTCATGGCTTAAGCGACGGCGGCGCTAATCAGGTAGCCGGCAAGGTCGGCGGCGATCACCGGCTTGACGGCGTCGGACACGTCGTAGATCCAGGTGCGGGTGTTGTAATCGTAGCGCGGCGATTCGACCATCGGGTAGTTGTTAAGCTGGTAGGTGTAGCCGTAGGACGGGCGGCCCATTTCGGCTTGGCTGCCTAGCTCGGTATAGGCGACGACGACGTTTTTGCCCCACACGTCGGACAGGACGCCGGTATCGCTGGCCGAGACGGCATCGCCGACCAGGACTTTTTGCACGCCGAACAGGCTGGCGAGCAGCTCGACGGTGGCGATATCGCGGCCGGTGAATTTGATGCGGTCAATAATCGCCGGGTGCTGCTTGAGCTGGGCGAGGACGGCGGCGCCCATAGCGACGACGTTGGGGCGCTTACCGATCTTGCTGCGGATGGTCTCCTTGGCCGTTTCGATGTCCTTGAGCGGGTCGGAGGTGGCGCTGGTGAAGTCGCTCCACTGGGTGACGCCGGATTTGGCGGCCTTGTTGCTGGCCGCGTAGTTGCCGGCGGTGGTGGCCAGGACGGCTTGCTCAATCTCCAGGCGCAGGGCCAGCGCGTCTTGCACGGTGCGCACGGCGTTGTTGGCGAGGTCGATGTTGGGCACGGCGCGCGCCTCTTCCAGGACTTCAATCGGCACCGAGGCGGACAGCGCGTGATCGACAATGCCATAGGAGGCGCTGCCGTAGCCCAAGTTGATGCGTTTGATTGGACCGCCGGGTGCACGCGCGGTGTCGTAGGCCATGAACGATTCTTTGCCGAAGACGATGATCTTGCCGGCGCGGGCGCCGACCGGGACGTGCGGAAAGAGGGCGTTGCCGATAAATTCGGCGTTGCGGTAGCCCTGAGCGACGGTCGTCAGGTGGACGTCGACGACACGCGCCGAGGAGGGGGTCATTTGCGGCATGGTTTGTCTCCGGTCGAGGGTTGATTAGGCGACGTTTTGGATGAGCAGGACTTCGATCCACTGGCCGGCGGCGGTGGCCGCCTGTAAGGCCAGGCCGACCTTGGCGCCTGAAGTGGCCCAGGCGATGGCGCGGCCATCGGCGTCGACCTTGAGGGTGGCGCCGATGGCGACGGCGGCGCCGGCTTCGACGATGGCGGTGCCGAGCACGTCGACGGCGATGCGCTCGCCGGCGCTGCCGTCGGTGCGCGCGACGCCCAAGGCGTTTTCGCCGGCGCCTGCGGCGGCGCCGAGCGGCGTGACAAAATGCGCGGCGCTCACGGCGGTAGTGAGCATCAGCGTTAGGCTGAAGAGTGAGGTGGCTTGCTGACTCATGAAGGTCTCCTGCGTCGGTTAAAGGGAGGCGTTAAACCGAGACAGCGTTGAGCGCCGTCAGGTAGTCGGCGCCGTGCTGCGCCTGGTAGGCCAGTGCTTTGCGGTGGGTCAGCAGTTGGCTTTGATCGGCGGTAAAGCCGGCCGGGGCGGCAAAGTCCGCCGTACCGACGACCGGCGGCTGGCGGGCGTGGGTGGCGATTTCGCCGAATTCGAGGCGCTTGGGCAGGGCGGTTAAAAAGGCGCGAAAGCCGGCGAGCAGGGGGGTGGGCGCGGCGCCGTCGCCGTCACTAAAGTCGAGCGGCGTGGGCTGCAGGGCAAAGTGGTTGAGGGCGGCGAGGACGACGGGCCGTTCGGCGGGCAGCAGGTGACCGTCGTTGATCAGGGTTTCGGCAAACGCTTGGTTGTCGGCGTGGATCTGCTGGGTGTGGGCCTGGGCCAGGGTGTCTTGGGCGGTGGCGAGATCGGCTTTCAGGCGGGCGTTTTCGGCTTCGAGGGCGGCTTGTTCGGCAGGGGTCACAGGGGTCTCCGGGGGGTGATCGGGTTTTAACCCGAGAAGGGATTCGGGGCGGTCGGGTTTTAACCCGGCAGAGGCTTCGGCAAAGAGGGGCGCCGGCGGGGGTTCGTTCAACGCGACCTGCGCGGCGTGCTCCAGGCGTTGAACGAGGTACTGCGGGGCAATCTGGTCGGCTTCGCCCAAACCGAACTTGCCGATAATCCATTCGCGCAACGCGCGCCATAAAGAGGCGTGGGTTTCGTCCTCCCCGTCGCCAAATTCGACGACGCCGGCTTCGCTCGCGGCAAAGGACGGGCTGCGCAGCCCTTTGACGGCCGGGGCTTGCGCGCCGAGAAAGCCGACGTGGCGCAGGTAGTAGACGCCGGGCACGGGGTTGTTCGGGGCGTCGGGGGCGTAGAAGCTGGCGGAGATTTTTTTGAAGCGGCCGGCGGCGACCAGCTCGGCGAAAGCCGGATCGACCTGGTCGGGCGCCGCTTCCAGGGCGTTGCCGGCAAAGGCCAGCGAGCGGATCCAGCCGTAGGCCGGCGCATCGACCGTCGGGTGGCCGACGACGATAGGCGCTTCAAACAGCGCCGGGTTGTAGGCGGCGGCCGAGGCGGACAGGTCGGTGTCGGAGAAGTCGAGCACGGCGCCGCTCATGGCGGTGTGGCGACCGGTGCGGAAGATTTGCAGGGGGGCGGTGGTTTTCATGCGCCCAGTGTCGGGCGCGCGCGGGAGCTAGCGCAGGGAGTAGAGCTTCAGGAGGTTAGCGCAGGCGAAGGGGCCAACTCCGAAGACCCGCATGAATAGGACGCCGAGGGCGCAAAGACGCAGAGAACGCGGAGAAAAGCAAAGATCATTGAAGGGGCGGTTGACGCAAAAGCCCGACGAAAAAAAACCGCCCGTGGGCGGCTTAGTCTTTGGCGGTAGGTGTTATTTCTTGAGAGGAAGCCTCTTGCTGGGGGCGTCTATTTTGCGCATTTGCTTTGCGGCTGATTTTAATCGGCCTTTAACCTTGGAAATGTCTTCCTCAATCGGCAAATTCTCTGGCGCAACGCCGCTCGATTTGAGCATGATGCCTCGGACCTCTTGGCCTACTTCTTGCGCAGTAGCGCTCAACTGCCTGAGTCCAGCCGCTCCGGTATTGTTGATGCGTTCTGCCGTCTGAGTGACCCGGAAGAAGTTTGCGGCCAGCTCTGTCTTCCCCATGAAGTCGTAAAGCGTCCTCCCTTTTTCGACCTCAGCTCCTTTGCGCTTGATGAGCTGCTGTAGGGACAGGTTGTACATGCCCCTAAACCCCGCATCCTTGAATATTCCGAACTCCGTCGACTGCAAGCCGGCGCGTTGGGCAACGGCCCCCATGATCGCCTCACCCCCCTTCAATTCATCACGGGCGTCGATACGTTCCAGCGTGCCATTCTGAATTTGTTGCTCGACCAGGGCGTCGGCAATGGCCGCAAGCACCGTCTTTGCCTGTGCGACCTGGGGCTTTTTGGAGTCGGCGTGCATCGTTACCAGAAAGCACGCAAATCGGGTCATCCGGTAGGTGCTGACTTCCTTGCCGTTGTCGAGAAAGACATCGGGGAGAAACACTTCCGGGATCTGCACATTGAGCGACACGCACGAGGCCATGGCTTTGTTGATGACGTTCTGGAACGATGACCAGGTTTCATAACCGAGCGAGGCCATGAATTCGTGAGCTATCCAGTAACGGACACCGTTTTGTTTGGCGGCGTCTTCGAAGCGCTCCAAGTCGAAAGTAAGCGGCATGGCGATCCTTGGCAGGAAAACAAACCGCCCGATTATAAAGCAAAAAGAGTTGCACGTTATTGGGCGCCGGCGTAGGATGGTCTCCGGTGCTCATCACACCATCCAAAGCGGTAACCGCTCCCGTCAGACCAGCGGATTTTTTACGTCCATCGATTTTCTATGGTCGGGTAGTGCGCAGCCCTACAACAGCCCTCGGGCGAAAACTGCGAGCGGACTTTGGACCGTGATGAAGTACCCGGCCACCCCTCATCAGGGTGGTTTTCATCAATCCAAAGGAGGCCATCATGGCTGAACAACATCTCATCACTGCCGAATTCTTCGGCGCACCCGTTTCCATCATCGACCACCAAGGGCAGCGCTGGCTGACCGCCGAAGAAACTGGCCGCTGTCTCGGTTACGGGGCGGACAACGCCCGCAAGGGTATTAACAAGCTGTACAACGCACACGCCGACGAGTTTACCGACGCCGACACCTGCGTCGTCGATTTGGCGACGCAGGGTCAGCAGCGGGAGATCCGCATCTTCTCCCTTACCGGGTGCGTTACCCTTGGCTGGCTGTCTTCAACGCCGCGCTCCCGCGATTTCCGCGACTGGGCCAAGCGCGTGCTGGCCGACAAGCTGGCCGGCGGCGACATGATTAGCGTGACCCCGGAAGAGTGGCTGGATGTGACGCAGCCGCCGCACGATAAAGATTCGCTGCACGAGCATGCCCGCACCGTGATGGGTATCGAAGCGCGCCACAAGGCGGCGCAAGCGGTGGGCGTGGCGTACACGCTCCCCCCGCGCCCGGACGCCAAGCCGCGCATCACGCGGCAGGTGGAGCGGGTCATCTTCGAGATGTTCGTGGCCGGGCAGTCGATTAGCGACCTGGCGAAGCATCTGCGCCTGTCGCGCACGGCGGCGAGCCTGGTGCTGCACGGTAAATACCAGTTTGGCCCGACCACCGGCACGCCGGAATGCGCGCCGGCCTTGATCGAGGCGGTGGCGGCGCGGCATCTGGCGGTGGAGCAGGGGCGTCTGGCGGCGATGCAGGATCGCCTCGCCAATCGTTATCTGTGTTCGGCGCACAATCTGGCGCTGGCGGCGGCGCTCGATCAGGTCGGCCAGCAGTTGCAGCGGGCGCCGGCGCGGGCGCTGCTCGCCGTAGGATGTGCTGAGCGCAGCGATGCGCATCGTTCCTCAGCGCATCCTACGAAGATCGGCGGTGCGGCATGAGCGCGCAGATCATCGCGCTGCCGACGCGCCCCAGCCCACCGAATGTTGGGTTACGCGATGAAACCGCACACCCAACCTACGCTTGGATAGCCGAGGCTTCGCGGCGTTTTCTGATCGCGCAGGGTCGGCGCGAGGCGTTGGCCGAGGCGACACCCGCTGCGCCGGCGCCCGATACGCTGAAGGAAATCCTGACGCTGCTGCGCCGCCTCGACCGCCGTTTGGCTAAAATCCACGGCGCCGGCGCTTTGGCGGAGAAGAAAGCCGGCGCGCAATAGCGCCAGGGATTCCAATAACGGGTACTTAACGCGGGTCAACTGGCCCGACCTATACGCTGGTATCGGTCGGGCTTTTTGTTGGGCTTAAATCGCGTTTCCGGGGCTTGCTAAAGATTCCTCACTGCGTTCGGAATGACGGGGAGGGGTAGGGCGTAGTTTAGCGCTCGGCCAAGTAGTCGGAAATCACCCGCACAATCGACTCTTCGACGCCCGCTTGCCACTGATGGCCGATAAACGGCAGGTACGGCCGTGCCGGTAGGTTGATTTGGTGCGCGCCGCGCGTGTGCCATTGCGCAAAGTTGGACTGGCTTTTTTTGACGAAGCGGTTGCCGACGCGGCCGTCCTTGCCTTGCTTGAAGTAAGCCTGCTGACTGCGCGCGGCGATGTCGATAGTGCCGCCCATCTGGTGAATGGCGGCATAGACGACGTTGGTGCCGATCTGCGCGAAGTTGGGTCCCGCTTTGGAGGTGAGGCTATTTTTCAGACGGGCGGTGTCCACGAGGATCTGCGGCGAGCGGCGTCGGGGATTGCGCGGATCGCGCTTGAGGGCCGGCCATGGCCCCAAGGGGCCGGACTGACGGGCGAAGTTCTGCGCGGTGCGCTCTTCGAGCAGCCCGGCGATGGCGCGCATCGCCGGTTGCAGGTTGCGGGTGCGCTCGGAGAGATGGAGCAAGGCTTGCTGTACGGCGTCGGCTTCAATACTTATCGTGAACATGGCAGGGCATCCTCTACTCTATAATGCTTCGACTGATTGCGGTCATGAAAGCTTCCGACTGACGCGCCCAAAGGAACCGCACAGACCCCCTGATCGAGTCGGCGATAGGGGGTTCTTATTTTCGGAACAGCAAGAACCCGTCTCTCTGCTTCTCCATGTAACGCCATCGAGCCGCTTCGTTGCGCTCGGGTTGCGCCATCATGGCCGTCGATCCCGTCCAGCCGTCTTTGCCAAACTCGAAGACGGACAGCCCATAGTGCGGACCTGTTCCGCCCACTACCTCAAAGCGGCGAATGTAGCGACGCTTCAGAAGCCACGAGCCGGGATGGTCGCGCGATTCTTCCCAGCGTAACCAGATCTCATCGGGCGACTTTATAGCGTCCGCCAGCATGAGCATGTAGGGGCCGCGCCCATTCTTATCGGCTTTCCACGCGCCGGCTGCATCCTGAAACAAACCCTCGTCGATCACCAGGGCGGCCTTCTTCACATCCCTGAATACCACGGGCTTGCCGGGTTCGGCGCCAAACTCGGCGAGGAAGGCGCGGGCGTAGTCTTCCGGCGGTAAGCCGGTGGCGAGCAGGCGACGGGCTTCAACGCGCGTGGGGACGAGGGGCGACGGCAAGGGCATGCCGACCGGAAATGTGCGCGGCAGATCGTCAAGCGGCGGCGGAACAAACGGCTTTTGCCATGTCGCACCGGGGTTGTAGTCCCAGCCGCTATCGGCCCACAAGGTGTGGCGCTGGCCGGGATTGAGCGGATCGGGGACAGAGACGCCACGCTGGATGAGCTTGCGCGGATCGACTTCGCCGGTGCGCTTGTGGGTGAGCGGGCCGCTGGCGACTTCGCGTGATTCGATTCGGGCATCGGTTTCGACCGTCAGGCCGCGCGCGGCAAGATCGGCCGGGGACAGCGCGCGCACGGCGCAGCGGCAATTGAAGCCGTTCGGCGGAGCGATCACTTTCCAAATCGGGCTATCTATCGGAAAAACCCGGCCGTTCAGGCGCGCATGGCCGGGCCGGGCGCGGCCATCGAGCACGGCGACGTATTGCAGATAGGGGCGAGCGGCGGCATTGTCGGTAAAGCGCTGCCAGCGGCCGGCGGCGTAGGCGGTTTGCAGGTTGGTGCGGAAGATCGTTTGCAGGCGGCGCGGGCTGCCTTCCTGCACGACTTCGGCTTGGCCGTCGCGGCCGACGACGATCTTTTTCCCCCACCAGCCTTTATCTTGCAGGAGCGGCGTTAATCGGTGAAGGAACCCACGTTCGGTGTCGCCCTTGTTTAACACGCTCTGCACGCCGCCGTAGATATCCTGCAGGACGTCGGTACGCAGCACCTTGGCGACCGTGAAGGCGTGGTCGTTGACCGCTTGCCAGCTTTCGTGCCAGTCCCAAGTGATCTTGAAACCCTTGTTCTCGAAGAAAGCGATCGCCTCGGCCGGCGGCAGCCCAAAAACAGCGGATAGATCGAACGGTTTCGGCATGGCGCTTACTCGGCCTGTGCCGACAAGCGGCCCCAGGTGTCGGCGACGAATAACGCGCGCGCCAGGGTTTCGGTCAGTTGTGTATCGTCCATCAGCGGATACCAGGCGGCCATCTGGCCGATGATTTCGTCGGGAGCATAGCCGGCGGACAGGGCGTCAAGAATGGGGGCGAGCATGGGCTGCAGCGGGGCGACGAGGGCCGCGCCCCGATCGGCGTCGAGGGCGGCGTCGAGCGTGGTTTGCGCCCGCACGAGGGGGCCTCCCGGCGCGAGGGATTCGGCAAAGGCGGGCGGCGGGAGGCCGGCGTTCGCCGGGAGAACAGGCGGCGGCGCCTCGCCGATCTCATCGGCGGCGTAGCCATAGGCGCGTTGGAAGTAAAGGGGGGTGAGCTTGGCGCCGGCGTCGGTCACGGTTTTGTCGCGTTCGGCCTGGAGCGAATCCTTTTTAGCCTGATCCCACAGGCGCCATACCGGGCGCGGGCCGGACCAGCCGTTGAGCGCGCAAATCCAGCCGGCCAGTTCATTAACGGCGGCGCAGACGATTTCGGCGTCGCCGTCGCGCAGATCCTCGGCCACGTCCAGGCCGGCGCCAGCGGTGGCGCGGTTGCTATCCTTCTCCATTCCCATGTTGCTGCCAAGCAGGGCGATCGAGACTTCCGAGCGGCAGTGCATGACCAGGCGCTGGTACAGATCGGCGCTGGCCGTGCCCTTGGTTTCCATCGGTTCGATGGTGGCATCGTCGGGAATGACGGCAATGGCGTCCTGCACCATGGCGGCCAGGCGGTCGGCGAGCACGTCCATTTCATTTTGCGGGGTGCCGCGTGGCAGTTTGCCGACCAGCCAGGGCGTGCCAAATTTCTCAGTAAAGTTGAGCCAGAACTTTAGGCCCCCCTTTTTGAAGACCTGCGGCCAGAAAACCATGGACAAGTCGGGGAATCCGTAGGGGTTGGCGTAGCTGGCGTCTTGCCGGGGCAGCAGGAACTTGCGGCCAGGAAGTTCCTCGCCTTCGAAAGGCTTTTCCTTGCTGCGAAAACGCAAACGGCCCTCGGTATCGAAGGTGAACCACTCCTGCGGCAAGGCGCGCAAATCGGACGGGACGATCAGCGAGCCACGGCGTACCCACACGACTTCAATCGGGGCGTAACCATAGAATACGGCCTCGACGCAGTCGCCGATCAGGCGATCCAGATCGAGGTCGGCAAAGACGGCTTCTAGGTTGTGCTGCAGGCGTGCACCGGCGCCTTGGCGCTCAAAGCCCCATTCCAGCGCTTTGACGGCGCTTTTGCGGCGACGGCAGCAGCCGCCGACGTGGGCATCCGAGCGCAGGTCGCGATAGACCCTAATATCCTGCCCTTGCGATTTTAGGATAGGGTCGGGATTCGGCAGGATGGCCCCCAGGGCGGAATAATCCAGGCTGCGGTTGCGGGTGGCGATCGGGTCAGTGAGTTTCATTTTTAGTAGCCTCGTAAGAGTCCGGGCGCGGCACGCGGCGCGCGGCTGGCGGTGAGCGCCCCGCCGGCGCCGGATACCGTGACCATCCAGAGCATTTGCAGCGCGTCCGGGCCGTCGTCGTGGTCGGCCTTGGGGAAGTGGCGCAGTTGTTCGATTAGCGTCGTCTGGCTCGGATGCAGGCGAATCAGGCCGTTCGCCATGTGCGGTTGCAGCGTTTCGATGCGCAGAAGTTTGTCCGCGTGCGGGGTGACGGCGCGGGCGGGTACGGGGATCCCGGCGGCGGCCGCGCGCTTGACGAGTTCTGAATACAGGAAGGCCTGGAACTGCACCGTCTCCACGGCCCACAAGACGCAGCGATATTCGCGCTGGAAGGCGATCACGTCTTCGATGATGCGGTCCGGCAGACGCTTCTTGATGGCGGCCTCGACCACGTCGAGCACCCCGGTGGCGCGGTTGTAGCCGCCGACCAGTAGGGCGGAAGGGTCGCGGCTAGCGCCGGCCTTGCCCAGCGACGGGTCACACGCGCCGTAGAAGATCCATTCCGCCAGGCGATTGACCCAAAAACTGATGACTTTGGCAAACGGCGCGTTGTCGCCGGCGACCGGATCGTTCTGGTATTCGCTGTCGAAGGCATCGTGGCCGTCACGGGCGCGAATTTTCATCAGCGCCAGCAACGGACGGGCCAACCAAGAGACGACGGCGCCGGCCTCCATCGCCCGCGCATGGATCCCGTAGAAGGCATCCGCCCGCGCCTCGCCATCGTTGCGCAGGATTTCTTCCCAGCGCTCCCATAGCCGCCTATCGTCCGGCCAGCGCAGCAGTGCCTTGAAGCGCGCCGTGCGCCACATCTTGTTGTCCAGTGTACGGGAGAGGACCGAGTCGTAATGCAGGATCGTCCCGATATAGACCACGTCGTATTTTGCCCCGGCCCCGCCCAAAGGCAGAACGGTCTTAGTCAGCCAGCTTTGCAGTTTGTCGCGCTGGTCGGGGTTGCGCACCTGTTCGTCGTTCTCGATGTCGTCGAGCACACAGAGGTCGGGGCGGTACGGGCCATGGCGCAGACCGCGCAGCTTCTTACCGGATCCCGCCACTTGCACCTTGCAATCGTTGGCCGTGACAATCGTCGCGGCCTGCCAGACACGCCCACCCCCGCACGCCTCGGGGAAGTCGCACAGCAGGCGAGGATTGAACGCCAGCTCGGCTTTGATCGCTTCGAGCATCGGGTAAGCCTGGTCGATGCTGTCCATGACGATGACCGGGTAGCGTTTGCGCCCGGTGACCAGGCACCAGAGGACGAAGAGTTGCGAGACCAGCGTCGACTTGGCTTCGCCACGCGGCGCGGCGATGGCGTCGGTCTCGCTTTTCTCGCTCTGCACGATCTCCGGCAGGCGGGCAAACAGGTAGTGATGCAGCTCGCTCTTGTGCGGGCTGCGAATGTAGTGCGGAAAATAAGTGCCGACGAAGAATTCGAACGAGGCGAAGGCGGGCGCAATGCGTTTAGCGCTTTCCAGCGGATCGGGCGAGAAGCCGGAAACCTCGGCCTCGATGCGCTGGCGGAGTTGCGCGGCGTAGGCGGCGAGGTCGTTACTCGCCTCCTTGGCGGTGATTTTTTTAACGCGTGCCATGCGCCCACGCCTCAACCACCGCCAGAATTTTCCCGGCGTCGGCAGGATGCCGGCGGATGAACAAATCGGCCAGCGCTTTCACCGTGGCGTTCTCGTTGGCGAGCGCGTCGGCTTCGGGCATGCCTTTCCGGGCGACGTTCGCCGCTTTGGACAGGCTGTCGGTCAGGCTGGCAATGGCTTGGGTGCGCGCCAGGGGGTCGAGGTCGGCGCTGTTGCGCAGGTGGTCGAGGGTGGTTTCGGCCTCCAGGATGACGGCGGCGACGACGCGGCCAATGGCTTGCTCCATGCCGCCGCCGGCCATCAGCAGGTTGGCGTTACGAAATTTGTCCCAGTTGTCGCCGTCGGCCAGCGCGGCGCGTTGCCAATTGCGGGCCGTGGCGTAAGGCACACCGGCTTTTTCGGCCGCGACCTCCAGCCCGAGACCGCCCATGTAGGCGGCTTTGAGCGCGGCGCGCACTTGCGGGTCATGCGCCATGAATCAGCCCCAGCCTGGAAGTTCGATGCGGCCGCGATAGGCGTCATGGCCGTAGTCGGTCAGGCGCACCAGGTCGGCTTTGAGGTCGACGGCGCCACAGTCTTGCAGGCGGATCAGTTCGGCGCGCAGGCTGTCCAGGCGGTGCAGTTCGCCGTGCGTGGTTTCCAGGGTGTCGCGCAGGGTGCGCACGCTCACCGCTTCGCCGGGGGAAAAGAAGAGAGCGCCGAGGATCGTGCGCTGCCGGTGTTCCAGGGGGGCGGGGGAGGCGTGGGTCATGAGGGGACTCGATTCGTGACGTGATGGAGGATGGCGCGTAGGGTGTCGGTGATGCCCGGCATTTGCCCTTGCATGCGGTCGGTTTTTTCGGCGAGGACGTCGAGCCGGCCATAGACGCGTTTAAAGTCGTCGTGGCTAGGCATGCGCCGTACCGCTTCTTCCAGGCGCGAGAGACGTTCGCCGTGGTCGACGATGCGCCCGGTGACGCGCGCCTCTTCTTCCAGGTGGCGCGCCAAGGCTTTGGACAGGCCAGCATCGGCGGTTTCGACTTGCATGCGGAAGTCGGCAAAGCGCAGCTCTTGCCGTCGGTCGTATTCGCTGGCGAGCCAACGCGCCATGCCGACAAAGGCGGCAATCAGCGAGGCGCCAAAGCCGACCAAGGCCCAGAAGTCGATGCTAACGGTCATGCGCTTTCTTTCAAGGTGGCTTCGATTTCTTGCTGGCAGGCGAGGCAGGTGTGCACGCCGGGCACGGCTTGCCGGCGCGCCAGCGGCAGCGTCTCGTCACACACCCGGCAATTACGCGCCGAATCGAGAAAACTCTTGCCACGCAGGCCAGACCGGCGCTGCTGCTCGCTCAAGGCGTCGTCGCGCATTTCTTGCTCGGCCTCGCTGGCGCGGTCGTTGATATCAGTCATGCGGCCACCACTCAATCAAGGCTTGTCGGCTGCTGCGGCAGTGTTCGTACTGTTCGCTGGCGTCGAGGATCCACGTCCCGACATCGGTATCGGTGGCAAAGGACCCATCGGGCGCAGCAGGCTGGCCGGCGGTTTCGGGCAGGCGGTCAAGACGGAGGCCGGGGGCGCTGTCGCCGTTGAGCAGCCGGAGAGCAGGGCCAGCAAGGCACAAACGGCCAGTAGTGAGAGGTGGTAGCTCATGCTTTTTTTCCTTCAAGGTTTGTTGGCGCAGGGTTTCGGCGTGCTGCAGTCGGGTTTCGGCGGCATCGGCACGCGCGCTCGCCGCTTGCCAGCGGGCCAGGTCGGCGTGCGCGGCGACGGTTTGCGCGGCCGCGTGCGTGGCCTGGAGGTCGGCGATTTGCACGCCGCTCAGGGCATCCATAAAAAACCCGCCGGCAAGGCCGCCGACGGAAAAAGCAGCGGCTAGGGGTAGCCACGGCAAGAAGGAGAACAGGTTCATACGCCCCCCCAGGCCGCGTAGCGCGGCCGCAGGGTGAGCAGGATGCGCCGGGGATAGGCGCGATTTTCGGCAAAGTTGTCCGCGCTGCGTCCGGCGTTGTGGCGTTCGATGTCGCCAAACCAGGCGACGCCCGCGCACCCCGATTGGACGGCCAGCGCGCGGTCGCGCTGCACCCAGCCCAAGCCGCCGTTGTAGGCGGCCAGCGTCATGGCCAGGCGTTCGTTCGTGGCTACGGCGGGTAGGCGATGCCACAGCCAGCGGTCGTAACCGACCAGGGCGCGCATCGCCCAGGTGGGGTTATTCGGCGCACAATTCTTTACACCTTTGAGGCCGCACCACCAGGCGGCGGTGGCCGGCATGAATTGGGCCATGCCTTGCGCGCCGACGCGGGAGACAGCGTCCGGGTTCCACCCCGACTCTTGATGGATCTGCGCAGCGAAGACGGCGACCGGGGCGTCCAGCCCCCATTCGGCATGCGCGATGCGCGTTAATTCGGCCCGGTATTTAACGGCGGCACGCGGCGGCGCTTCGGCGGCAGAGACGCTGTTAACCGCTTCAAACGCCGAGACCGCCGAGACGCAGAGAACGCCGAGAAGAGCGAAAGCAAAAGATTTAAACGATTTGTTTTTCTCTGCGTCTCGGCGGTCTCGGCGTTGAAAGCGGTTTACAGCCGTGCCCGTTCCTCCGCTCATCATGCCCCCAGCCCGAGGGCGAGCATCGTGGCGGCGACGATCAGGGCGCGGCGAATCATGCTGGCGGCGACGACCATCGGGTGCTGCACGGAAATTTGGTCCGGCCGCGCATACGGAAACAGCGATCGATCCAGCCAGTAGCCGAGGACCCCGGCGAGCGCGACCAGGTTGAGTTTGTAGAGGGTGACCGGCACTTGCTGCGGCGCCAGCGCTAATACCAGCGCGGTGAGCAGGAGGGCGATCACCGCCCAGCCGAGTAAGCGGATTTCAGAGAGGGCGTTCATGGGAACCTCACTTGAGTACGGTTAGGGGCGGTGCGCCGACGACGACCGGGGCCGGGGCGATGACGACGGTCGGCGGCGCGGTGTAGCTGTCGTGCCGATCGGACGGGGTGTAGGCCCCTCCGCCCTGCGTGCCGGTGCCCGACAGGGTGCTGTTGGTGTAGTTGCCAGGGCCGATGACACCGGCGCCGCTGAGGGTAGTGGTGACCGGGGCGCTGTAGCTGCCGCTGCCGAGGACACCGGTGCCGCTGAGCGTGGTGGTGGTCGGGGTGCTGATGTTGGCTTGCGGCGTCACCACCGGGGCTTGAATGTATTTGTAGCCTTGGCCGGCGGCCGTGCCCACGGCGGTGGCGAGTCCTTTGGCGGCGTTGCCACCGGCAACGATGGCGCCGACCGTGGTTAGGCCGTCCAGGGCTTTGCCCCAGACCTGTAAGGAGGGATCGACCGGCGCGGCGGTGGCGGTACGCGTGCTGCCTTGCCGGCCGACGGTGAGGCTTTTCAGGCGGCCGTCGTCGCTCATCTGCAGGTCGAGCAGGGGCGTTTCGGTGAGCCGGGCTTCGGCTTTATCAAGCGCGGCCTGCCCTTCGTAGTGGGCGACGGTGGCGTTTTGGTGCGCCGTGCTGGCGCAGCCGGTGAGGGCCGCCGCGAAGACGGTCAGGGAGAGGAGTCGTTTCATTTTTGGGCCTCGCGGTAATGAGTCGGGGAGGTGCGGCACGGCCACGATGGGCTGCGGTAGAGCCAGACGGGATCGCGCTCACATTGCCCGTAGCCGGTGCTCGCCATGCGGTCGGTCGCGGCGGGGCGTTTGAAGTAGGTGCAGGTGGCGCAGGTGGCGCAGGTGGCGCAGGTCATGCCCCAGTGTCGCGCACGCGCGGACGGCGGCGCAGGGGGAAAGGGTTCAGGAGGACGTTAAAAAGCCCGCTTGAAGCGGGC